ATCCCGAAAGCTTTGCTGTACGCTTTCTGCACAGCTTCACTTGCTCCATCTTCCAGAGCGCTGACCAGGATCGGCTCCATTTGCTCGGTAACACCGCTTACGGCTACGGTCTGGATGTATGGCGCTGTTGTCCCGCTCCACCCTGCAGCAGTTAGTGTTATCTGGGTCACATGCTCCTGACGCTCTACTTCTCCCTTTAAATAAATCTCATTGTTCAGCATCGGTTCAATGACATTTTTCGCCATCTGCTCGCCATTGGCTTTTGTCTGCCTTGTCCACTGTTCTACATCCAGGGTAAATTCTGGTGGATTATGTATTACAAATGCCATTTATTTTCCCTCCCTTATGAACCAACCGGCAAAAAGATTTCATCCATGTTGTATATCTGCGGAATATCCGCATCTTTACCCTTTCGCAGAAAATTTCGGTAAACAATTAAATCCCCCTCCTCATCGAACAGCCCCATCTCGGATATTTCCTTCCCGTCCAGTTCCCCGGCTTCCAAGGTAGACGTATATCGGCATGTTGTCTGTTCATCATTTACATATGTGTGTGATTCAATATCCTTTTCCAAAAGCTGATGATATAATCCTATCTCGTTCCCTGTTGCTCCCAGAGGCTGGCCGTTTTCATCTACGCCGCCATCCCCCCAGGCCATCTTTGCTATCTTTGGCAGCGCTGCATCTCCCGCATGGGCCATGCACAGCTTCCGCCTCCCTACCGTAGTAATTACACTGATACTTTCTGCCATATTCAGTCCTCCAATTCTTAACCATCCGGCAAATCATCTACAGCCAGTACGTTCCGCCGTTTAGTTCCCGGCCTCCATCCAGTTTCCATTCATCATCCAGGCAGTTTAAATTATCCATCAGAACAGCCCCGCCTCCCGCATCCACTTCCGCTTCTGCCTGCACGACAATGCTTTCCTTAGCAGCTTCCCGACACATTGCAGGAACACACATCCCGGTTTGCTGGCTGCTGCTTACCGATCCTTCTGCACCGGATAAAAATACAATGCCTGTTTCCTCCTTCGGTGCCGCCCTGGCCGCGGCCAGTAGTTTAATTCCTACCGGATAAAGATCAACACGCCCATCCATACAATAACCACTTAATTCCATGGCCCCATTCAGGTTCCATGTATTGTCTAAAAATAATTCAGGTCGGTTAAATTGAGGATAAAAGCTCATCTGTAAACAAATTGTAGCATTATCACAAAGAATCGGAACACCAAAATAATAGCCAATAACTATAGCTGCAAAATGCGCACTTAATTTTTTATAGCTTTTTATTTTCTTCACAATATCCCGTATATCAATCTCAGCATCCTGATCTTCCATATGCAGTTTAATTCTAAATGTTCCCGGTTTTCCGCCAAATTGAAACCATTCCTCTAATTCGCCTTTTCCAAAAAGAACAGATATCAATTCTTCTACGGCAGATACCGTCCCGCCCTTGGAATACCAGGCCAAAGAGTTTCGGACAATTTCTCTTTTTATATCCAGCTCTAAAGATTCATCGTAATACTGACTTTGCAGTTCAAGTGCCAGCAAATCAATAAACTGTCCTGGAAGAACATCAATGGCTCCATATAATATGGATAGCTGAACATACTGCAAAAACTTTTCCATTCCAAGCTTAAACGCATAACTAATTGCCTGGACATCTGCATTTTCTTTTATGTACGGCGGTAGTAGAGAAACCAATTCAGCCTCCCGTAATTTAATCATCCTCCAATCCTCCGTAAATAATTGCGCTTTCCGTTAAATGAACTACCGAACCTTCCGGAATCACAGTAAATACCGGTTCTTCCACTTCCACTCGTTTCGCCCCGGCTGTTACAATCTGCCGAACCAATTCACTCGGATTAAGATCCCGCCCCATCTTTGTTCTCTGCCACAGTTTATAATTTTCTATTGATTTTTCTACTTCCTGCTGAATAATATTCGCTCTGTTTTTATCACTTGCATTAATAAAATATTTGATTTTAATTGCATAATCCACTAATTCCGGTGCCTGAACCTCTACTCTGTCTGTAACCGGCCGAATTGACGGCGATGAAAGATATTCCTGAAGAGCATCTATGGACTCTTCCCCCGGTACATTCCCGCCCTCCAAAAGATAGCGTACTAATACACTACATGGTTCAGGGCTTGTTATTTTTACATCTGTTATTGCCGGATTGAACTGCTTCACAAAATATTCATATGCATCATTCGTTCCTGCTGAAGAGTATGCTGCCTGAGCGGTGTAAATCCGTTCTCTCAATGCTTCATCACTTTCTACATCTGCTCCATTCTCTGGTATAGTAATATTCTCTGCAGAATCAATAAAAGGTACTGGATCGACAATAATTTTAATATCCCCCATACCATACAAATTCCCCTCTTTTCCTGCCAGCAAGCAGGTCGAACCTATATCAATATACATTTCCCCTGCCTGGATTTCTGCATATTTATCTGTTGCAAAATATACTCCGTTTCCCGATGTTATCCGTGTTCCTTTAGGAATACCTGTTACTACATTCCTTCTTTCCTTTAAATAAAAGCGAATAGTTACCGTAGCATTTTCGGCAGGTTTTCGATAAATATGTTTTAAGGCTCCTAAATTTTCCAGGAAATCTCCATAACTATATTTCAACAAGCCCATTTTCCCAGCATTATCAGCAAACATATACCCATGGAAAATAAAATAGGCACCTGTTTGTAATATAATTCTTCTATCATCTGCAGCTGCCAGCTGAATATCCTCGCCAGTTATTTCTTTCCTTTTTTCATAAAACCATGCCAACATATCCGCTTCTAATTTTTCCATTGTATAATTTTCAATAAAACTAATGTCTGGATAATCTTGAATCACTTTCAAACTATTCATACTCATTAAATTTATCACCCTTTTCTATATGGATATTGATTAAGACTTCGCCATCCTCCTGATAAGAAAAAGTAACTTCTTTTACGGATACTCTTGGTTCATATCTTTCAAGTTTTTCCACAATATCTGTTGCAATATCATTTTCCATATCAGGTGGAATCTTGGACAAAACGTTCCATTTTAGTCCCATACCACGTGATAAGGGTATACTTCCTTCTGGAATATTTAAAATGTTTTCCAGACATTTGCTAATATTTTTTATTTTTATATTATCTGATGATAACAATTTAAACTCCATTACATTTACCTTCTCATCGATATTCCTTCATGGTTACATCTATTTTCATAGATAAAACTTCTCCTCCTTTCAGTACTATATCATACGCACTGCTTAATCCCGTAAGCATTGCCTGGCTACAAATATTTCTCCCGCCAATTACTAATGGTGCAATCCACCCAAGGCGGCTATATAATGTTTCCTCTACCATTTTAGGTCGTACACCCAAAAGAGCATTTAATTCCATAGTAAATGTAATTTCCTGCAGATTAGGCCCCATATATTCTATTTTAGGATATTGGAAAATTAATAAATGTTCTACAGTTCTTACTGTCTGTTTTATTTTCATATTGTTAAAAGTAAGAACATTTCTGCTGCTGGTCTGAAACTTAACAAAAGTCCCCCAATTTCCAATTATCGCCAAAGAATCACCGCCTGTTCACTACATCAATAATTTGACTTAAAGATACCATTCCTGATTTATCTTTAAAAACAAGACTTCCATTCTGTACACAAATTTCCACACCGGATGCACTTCCATCATAAATCCCCATAACAATTCCCGCTTCTGTTCCATTAGAAAGATGCAGCACAAGTACCACATCATCTTTTTTTAACTTCTGTGTTATCCCAAACGGAGAAAAAACCGGTAAAAACGATGTAACTTGATGACATCTATCTGGATAATAAATTGCTGCCATTCCCGTGCTTTCATCATATTTACTAACAAAACCAATACGAATATTTGACATATCATCACCAATCTTTCTATAAGCGGTTAAAAATACGATATGCTGACACTTTCATAGAACTTCCACCGCTCCCTGATACCGTATGTGTTACCCGCTCGACAAAGTATTTACCATCGCAAAGGCCCATCCCATAGACTTCAATGTTACTGGTTGCGACCACATTGGGATTAGTCAAAGCCGTAAATGACAGCGTAATTGCTTTTTCATTTTCCGCATTTACCTTAGCTTTTGCAATCCTTAATGCCTCTGCTTCATCATCTGCTTTTTCATTGATATGTAAAAGCCTTGGCCCTTGCCCTACGGTAATATCAATTACTGGCCGGTGTTGTCCTTTTTTTCTTTTTTCAGGCTTCGGCCCCATATAGGAAATCGTTGCTCCGGTATATGTTCCATTTAGTGTACAATTCCAATCCCAGTTTTCAAAATCCGTTTCCGTAAAACGTGCCACAGCATCCCAGGCTTCATAAACTGCTTTATCAAAGATAACCAGAGCCTTTTTATAAATTTTTAAAAACATCCCCTGCTTACTGCAAAGTTCTGAAAGAAATGTACTGTCCGGCTGCATACTTTGTTCTACAGTTTCTATTACAGGTTCTTCCCCCCAGTAAAACAAATCGCTCATTCCGTACTTTTCCATTTTTTCCTGTGCAATTTGCTTTAGCGTGATTTGCTCCCATGTTTTTGAAATCGGATCTCCCTGAAAAGATTCTGCAGCAGGAACAGAAACTCCACGAACGATGCACTGTCTTGGTGTGGCAGAAAAAGTAACATCGTCTATCGTAAAATTTCCACAATGATACTTTTGCAATTCCCCCGGCTTAGTCCAGTGATGAAACCAAATCGTTACATCTAAATCACTCCCTAAATCAATACTGTACTGATAGCGCAGCCAATCCGCATCCCTGCGCTCAAAGGTTAAAATAATCTCATCCGAAGTCCCGGAAGAATTATCCGTATAGCTTAGGCTTTTTAAACGATTTGCCATTCCTGTATTCTGGCCATTATATAAAATGGATACACTGGCATAACGTGGAATCCCGCCCAGAGCCACTGCCGAACTTATAACAACACCGCTTGCTCCTCCCTGGCCCGACATACTACTTTCCATTCAGCAATGCCCTCCATTTTGGATAATTTGCAGATACCGGTGAAATTATTGCATCCTGCTCCGGGAGTTTTAAAACAATACCATCCGGAAAAACAAAATAATCCAGCTTGTCACGGTTTTCATCCATCAACTGAGTACAATAATATTCATTCCCATATAACGCATAAGCTATTGCATCCCAGGTCTGACCGCTTATCGTGGTATATGTTTTCTGCATGGCAAAATCTCCTTTAAAAATTCAAACGCCGCAAATCCTTTTCATATTGCTTCATAAATTGGACAAAACGGGAATAATCATCGCTGGTTGCCTGCCGAACAGCAGCTTCATCCGAAGCGTTCACATAGTAAATTGGCGAATAAAGAATCTGTATGCCTCCACTTCCAGCTTCGCTTCCACTTGCCACTTCATTCTTGCCGCTTCCGTTTGTTTCCATAGATAAAGATGTAACAGGCAAACCAAAAGGATTTAATTCCCCCGAATGATTTAGATCTTCCGAATCTTCCGAAAATTCCCCGTCATTCCATCCGTCGTGAACAAAACTGTCATGATCATAATCTTCCCAGGCATCATAATCATAATCTTCGTGGTCAAGGCTCCCATAAGGCCGCCAACTTTCACTTCCATCTTGTTCTTCCTGTCCAAGACTTCCATAAGGCCGCCAGCTCTCACTTCCATTTTGTTCTTCCTGTCCAAGGCTTCCGTAAGGTCGCCAGCTCTCACTTCCACTTTGTTCCAGTAACCCCAGCGCCTGACCGGTTTCCACCCAGATAGAAGCAGACCGTTCACTCTTATCAATCGGGATAAATGCTTCTGGCCCTTCTTCTGCAAACAGGCCAAAATGCGGCTGATCAAAAATACCACCAAGGGCATGTTTTACTGGTTGTGGATTTGCATAAGGGGCTACTACTTCGGTTCCAGTTGTATTTGTTCTAAAATTCACATTAATTACTGAATCTATATTAAATTCGGAAAATTGTTCCTTCAAATATTGATAAGTCAATCGATAAGATTCATCTATCGAAGATTCAATGGCTGCTGTATTGTTACTAATTCCTGCGGCTACCGATTCAGGTAACGCATAGCCCGCTTCTTCTGCCGCCTTAAGGGCTGCTTCGTATTCTGGATTACCGTCCGCTGAACTTGCAAGTAACTGCCAAAGCGCATCCTGATCCCCGGCAATTGCTCCAATTACCGAAGCATCATTTAACCCGTCTGCTAATGCCTGCGGAATACTCTTCCCGGCTTCCAGATATTCATTTGCTTTTTCCTGTAAAGCTTTATAATCTGGTTCCATCCCTTTCCACAATTCAGCCATGGCATCTTTCGTGCTTTTATCAAGTTCATCAATTCCCATCGCTTTCTGGATAAGTTTTGGATCCCAGGCAACATCCACACCCCCTCCTGCCTGCATGGTCTGAATCGCATCTCTTAATGCAGATTCAGCACCTTCCTCTATACTGGCAGACATTTGACTAAATGTGTCAACATAGGCATCCTGAATGGACTGCGTGGAGAAAGTCATTCCTTTTAACTCGATCTCCATTTGCTGCTGTTCAAATTGTGCCTGAATTTCTTCTCTTTGCTTTTCAAATTCTTCCGGTGAAATTTCTCCTCGTTCCAACCTAAGATTTAACCCTGAAAGTGTCCATTCCGTAGATTGTGATAAAGAAATACTGGCTTCATTCAATTGCTGTTTAATTTCCTCTTGAAGATTTCGAAAACTCTCTGCATTCAGTGATTGCCCGGAAAATTGCATTTCAATTCTTTGAAGCTTTGCATCAAATTGCGCCTGTGAAACTTCTATTGTTATTTTAGCCAAGCTTTCCTGCAATCCCTGAATTCGCACTGCTTCATCCTGGCTAATCATCTGATCCGTCATAGCTGAAGCATAAGCCTCCCCCAGCTGTGCGCCTAATGCGCTTACTTCGGCATGAATAGAAGTATATGTATAATCCAATCCTGATAAAATCTCATTACCCGTTTCACTTTCCTCGCCAAATAAAGCATTTACACTTAAATGTGCGGTATACTGTGACTGTTCCACAAGACTAAGCGAATCTTGAATCATCGCATCAATCGCATTCGAAAAGTCAGTCTGTTCAGATTCATTTAAAGAAAAACCTACACCGATCTTCCAGGTCAACTTATCAACAGCATCATAACTTTTTTCTAAGCCCTCAGCGATATTTTTAACCTTTCCCATTTCCTCAATCGCCTGATTTAATCGCTCCAATCTGCCGCTTCCTATAACCTGCCCTGCCGCCTCCTCCAATTCCTCTAAAGACAAACTAATCTCTCCGAAATGCTCTGCCAGGTTCTGCCTTTTCAGTTCAGCGTTAGCCATTTTTACTTTCGCGCTTACCCCGATAACAGCCCCGCCAGCCAATGCAGCCACTCCTATCGCTGCCGTAACCGGATTGCTCATCATTGCTACTCTAAGCGCGTTCATTGCTGATGCTGTATCATTTATCGTTTTCACTACTTTAAGAGTAGCTATTGTCGTTCCAATTGCCGCAAGCCCTCCGGCAATCACATCCGGATTCTCTAACATCCACCCGCCAACGGACAGAAACGGCCCAGCAAATTCTTCCACTGCATCTTTTGCATCCAAAACATTTCGCCTAAGTGTTGGAATTGTTTCTTCCAAACCATCTACAATTGTATCCGAAAACTGATAAATTGCCGATGTAGCAAACTTTGTCGCTTCCCGCAAAGGTTCTTTTAAATTGTCATAGATCCCAATACCTGTATCGGCCAGAGCTGACTGCAAAATCGCCAGATCCCCTTCCAGATTATCCAGCTTTGTAGCCGCCATCTGCTCTAATGCACCATCTGCTTTATATAAATCGTCAACCAGTCTGTCCCACTCATTTACTCAATTTTCATCCAGAGTATTTAACCCCGACAAAAGGTCATTTAGTGCATCTACATGCTGCTTTCCACCAATAGCTGCTAAG